TCATCTCTAGGATCTCTAGGTGGGTTTCATGGGTGGAGGCCCTGGTATTCTAACTGGTGGGAGCTGTCTTCTAAACATATCTCCAATAGGATCGCCCATAGTATCTGTAGGCATGAAAGCTTGTTGCGGTTGCATTGGAGGTCTGTAACCTTCGGGAGTAAAGTAAGCTGGGCCGCCTTGAATTAAAGTAGGTCTAGGAGGTGATGGAGCTTGCATAGTTCTAGCCATAGAAGCACCTGCATCTCTGCCAGGTATGCCTTTTCTCATAGCGTCTTTAAATAATCCCATTAAGAAATTCCTTTAAACTTCTTACCTCTAAGTGCAGCACCGCCGCCTCTTGATTCACCGCCACCGTAACCTTTAGGTTGTGGTGCAGATCCATTAGGAATCTTTTTAAGATCAGAGTAATTAACAGTACCTTGGTCTTTAATGGTTACGCTTGCTTTTACATTTTTCATATTACTTTCCTCTTTTGTTTGATCTTTTATTTTTTGCTTTGCTCAGAGCAATAGCAATAGCAGTCTTTTGTTTCTTACCGCTTTTAACCAATTCACCTATGTTAGCAGATATAGTCTTTCTACTGCTACCTTTTTTTAACGGCATTATTTTTTGTTCTTAGTTCCTGCTGGTCTGCCTTTTTTTTAGCTAGGGTCTTAGCTTTAGGCTCAGACTTAGTTTTAGCTTTTGGCTTTTCTTTTTTAACCTTGACTGCGGTTTCTTTGAGGAGCTTATTGGCATCTTGGTCTGCTTTCTTGGCGATAGCTTCGATGTCGATTTTTCTATCTGCATCCTCATTGATGATCGTCCCATTGCCATTACTTATCTCCTCTTCTTTTTTAAGCTGTTCTTTATTAACAGCCTGCATTTTTTGTCTAACTGAACTCATAATTATCCTCGCATTATATCCATAGCTTTAAACTGTGCGGCTTGATCCATACGATCTCTAGCTATGTTGTCCTTCATTGTAGCTATTTCTTTCTGAATTGCCAAACGCTGCTCTGCAAGGTTGGTATTCTCCATAGATTTCATAGCATCAAACTCTTGTCTTTGTGCAAATTCTTCACGCTTACGCTGTACATCGTCAGCCTTAATATCTAATTCTTTACCCCTTAGTTCTACTAAAGGATCAGGTTGAGGTTGCGGTGGCATAAACATAGCATTGATCTGTTCTGTCAACTGAGCAATCACTGCTGCTATATCTTTAGCAACCTTGTCTTGAAGTTGTTGTTGATATTGCTGTGACACTTCGGGCGGTAGTTGTTGAATCTGTTGCATCATTTGCTGGAACTCTGGATTCTGTGCATTCTGCTCATCAACTATCTCAGCGGCTCTAAAAGATACGTGCTGATAAATGTGTGATTGAATTAAAGATAGCACCANAGGATTAGCTTGAGCTGTCATAGTTCCGTATAANGACATGTGAGAGTTAATGTGTGCATCGTGATCTTGTCCTGCAAANGCTTGAGCTGGCATACCTGATATCAAAGATGCATTCTCATTAGCAGGATCCATAGGCATAGGTTGTGGTGGTGGCGGTAGAAGTTTCTCAACATCTTGTACACCCATAGCACCGTACATTCTTCTGTATGCTTCATGCATTCCAGTTGGGCCATGTATCTCAGGATTACTTTGTACGGTTCTTAATATCTCTTGAGCCATCATAACTCTTTGACTCATAGAGAAAGTATTAGGATCTGATACAGGTAATACGTCTACTCTTTCATCAAAGTCTTGAGCTTTAATAGTTTGGTTGCCGTTAGCTGTAAAGTAAGGATAGTCTGGTGGTAAGTATTCACTAAAGACAGAAGCTAATATTTCAAACTCTATTCTTTGAGACGAATGCAATCTTTTGTGAATCGCACTCATTACACGAGTGCCGCGTTCTAACAATGCAATCGTTGTTCCAACAGGAGCATTCTGATTGCCATCACCAACTTGTGTATCAGCTATCGAAGCGAAACGCCTTCCACTGTCAACCAAGATACCCAGGAGAGAGAGTAGGGTTTGGCTTGGTTCCTTAAAAGGTAACGGTACAAAGGCATCTCGCAAACTTCCACCTGGAGCATCCATGTCTCTGAACTCACCAGGTTGAAGTGGTTGATCATCATTACGGATACGAATACCACGGGCTTTAAATCCAGCAGGTAAATTAGATAGAGTACCTGCGTCAATTAGCTGTCTTAATATAGAAGTGGATGCTTTAGACAAGCCACCTATCATGTGAGTCAAACCAAAGCCATAGAAACCTAGACCTGGTAAGAATTTATAGTGAACAAAGTAATTAGTACGTTGCTTTAATTGATCTGTTTCTTTGTAGTTTCTACGTATAGATAAGACCTTATCATTAGCTATAGTAATGATATAAGGTAGTTTTATGCCTGTTGGCTCTCCTTCGGGGTTAAGGTCTTCATAACCCTCTAAATCTACTTCAGTATGAACTTCATGTACTTTACAAGTATCATCATCGTCATAACTAGGACTAACGCCCTGTAATTCATCTATCTCTTCTTGAATACCATCAATATCATCTGCCATCATGCCGCCTGTAGATATATCTACGTCACGATAAAAGCCTACCTGCTGAAGTTTCTTAATGTCATTCATTGACATATCAATGACATGAGTAATTCTTGTAGCGCTATGTAGGTCAGTAGCAGCGTAAGGTACGATTAAGTCCTCACTAGGTATAAACTTTGATACAGCTCTACCTAAATTCTGGTCATAGTAAACTTTTCTAAACGCAGAACCTGACAATGGTAGATAAAACAACATCTGATCTGTCTCAGGATCATACTCTTTCATAACTTGCATGAGCTGATAGTTCATAAACTCTTGCACACGAGCTGCTTGTTGTTCAGATTCAGCATTAGACATACCAATTACCTGAGTCTTAACAGGCCCTTGAGATGGTAATAGTTCGTTATAAGCTTGAGCTTGGAATTGAGTAACCGATTCGGCTAAAAGCGGATGCATAACTCCAGACGCGCCTTCAAATGGCTGGGATCTTTCTTCGTACTTCATACCTAAGTATTGAAGTCCGTCCTTGTATGTTTTCTCCCAGTCAGATCGTGAATCCTTATCAGAATCAATACTGCTCATAAGATCACTCATCAAGCTATTTAGCTCAGAAGAATCTATATCTTCAGCTAAGTTAGCATAGTCTGTGTCTTCCATTGGCGGGGTTGGCGCATCGCCAAACATAATAGAACCATCTTCCATTTCCTCGAAGCCTTCAAAGTCAGGGTTCTCCTCTTCAATGTCAACTTCAACTTCCATTTCATTTGAACGATCACGAACTCCTAGTTCTACCTGATCCTCAAAGGTAATAGCCTTATCTATGTCTGCCATTTAATTTTTTCCTTTTAAAAAAGCTTTGCCAAAACCTTTAATAGCTATGCCGCCTGTTTTCATTTTTTTAGGTTTATTGTTTTTATTTTCTTTTTTCTTTTTTGCAGCTTCCCTTTCTCTTTTTGCTTCAATCGCTTTCTTCTGTTTTGCTTTCTCTGCCAACATTGCCTTTTGACTTTTATATAAACCAACTCCAAGTGGCGGAGCAGTAACAGCTATTGCAGCAATGAGTTCTTTTTCACTTGTGGGTATTTTTTTTTTGTAAGAAGGTAACTTTTTTTTTGGTTTAAAAGCTTTTGCTATTTTTTTTGCTATAAGTTTTTTCATGTTTATGTTAGTTATTAATTAATTTGCCTAGCTCTATCTTCATTTCTGCAATTTCTTTAGTCTCTTTATTGTAAGCTTTGTTGCTTATGTATTGAGCATCTTGGTCACGCCTACTTGTCTTGTTATGTATTTTAGTTTTTAGTTTATCAATCTTAGGGGCTTTAGCTTTTTTCACAACTTTTTTTACAAACTTGCTAATGTGTGTAACCCCTGTTTTCTTGATGCCCATTATCTTAAAGCTTTTCCAAAACCTCTTTTAGCTGCACCGCATCCTCTTCTTGAGGAAGATTTCTTAGAGCTAACTGATCCTCCGTCTTTGTACTTCATCATACCGCCACCAGCTTTTTTCTTAGGCTTTCTAATAAAGTCTATAGCGCCCTTGTCGCCACCAAACTTTTTGTCTTTGCCAAGTAAAACTTTTTTAACTCTTTGACCAGCTCTGTTTAATGGGCCTCTTTTTTTACCCTTTCTTTTATTGTAAGCAGCAAGTTCATTTGCATCGTAACCTTTTTTCTTTAGATCATCTTTAGTTACAGCTGTGTAATTTTTTCCGTTATGAGTAAACTTAGTTCCCTCACCTTTAGAACGAGCTTCTTTAAATGCTTCATTAAAAGTTTTACCTTTAGGTTCTGGTGTTTATTTCTATTAATAAGTGTTGCGGCTCCAGTTGCTGAACCAAGTCCAAGTGCGGCAGCGCCTGCTTTTTTTACAGCTGAAGGGCCTTTTAATACAGCAGCAGATGCAGCAGGTACGACTATTTTTGTTGCTGATTTAGGCTTTGGCTTTGGCTTTGGCTTTGGTTTAATTTTGCCAGCTGCTTTAGCTGTTTTTAAATCTCTTACAGGATCTATTTTAGCCTTAAAACCAGATGCTATTTTTTTTGCTATTGCTTTTTTTACCATGTTATTACTCCTAATAATATATTCGTTGTTTCGGAACTGGCTCATCGTCTTCCTCGTCTGAGTCCAATCGTATAAAGTTTCCTTGACGAAATCTTAGTATAGCCTGTGTTGTCGAATCTACAAAATCGTCATGCTCTCCAAATGGGAAAGCCGCACATTCTTCTATCACTTCTTCTGCGAAGATTGTATCTGGAGCCCAAACCATACCTGCCTCAAATACTGGTGAAGCCGAATGCACACGAGTAACTTTGTCTTTTCCTCTAGTTGGGCGATAGTTCACAACTGGGATCCCCATCATCCTCAACTCATGCGTCAAAGGTGTACCACTTGCTTGGGATTCTACCAAGACTATATCAGGTTGCCAAGACATATATTCTTCATAAGCTGTACTCTTTAATTCTGGGAAGTCCCAACGCCCCTTCCTTGCATCAAGCAAGATAATAGATTCAGGCGCTCCATCGCTAGGGCGGAACACACCCCATGTAGTAATAGCTGAGTAGTCAGCAGTCTGTTTGGAACTAAAGGCAGTATCGTATGACTGCAATATGTAGGTAGTGTTGGGTGGTTCATCGTGTTCCCATATCTGCCACCAGTCTCGCTTAAGCAAAGCACCCTCTTCTGAGGTAGGGTTCTGCATATACTGAGCATTCCACTTAGCAACAGGAATCGAAGCCTTAACAGACTCAAGCTCTTCAATCTTCCAGAATTCGGGCCATAAAGGCGTATTATCCTCTAATATTGCAGGTAATTCTAAGACATCCCACTGATCTGCGTGGTCTTCGGACATCCTCTTGAGAAGTTTCTCAGTAAGATCCAGCGTACTCCAGCGCGTCATAACGATAACTATAATTCCGCCAGGCTGTAAACGCTGTCGCGGCCCAGAGGTATACCATTCGTATGCAGACTCTAGTGCACTTGGTGATAAGGCATCCTGCTCTGAATGAGGATCGTCAATGATAAGGAGGTCAGCACCTCTACCCGTGATGGCTCCGCCAACACCCGCCGCGAAATATTCTCCGCCATGGTTGGTTTCCCAACGTCCTGCGGATTTACTGTCTGCTGAGAGTCTGACTTTTTCAAAGATTTGTTTGTACTCATCTGTGTCCATAAGGTTTCTAACCTTACGCCCGAAACGAGCAGATAATTCTGCCGTATGGGTAGTTTGCATTATTTTCATATCAGGATGCAAGCCCATCATCCAGCTAGGAAAGAATACCGATGCGAACTCTGACTTAGTATGGCGGGGTGGCATGTTGACGATAAGGCGCTTGGTCTTACCCATAGCTACGTTCTCTAGCTTTTTAGCAAAGAGCTTGTGATGTTCGCCCTCAATGAAGCCGTCCCATACATGCTTAACGTACTCAATGAAGTTGGTGTTAGCCTTGTTGCTAACTTCCATTTGTTTCAGGCGATTTTTTATCATGACGATCTCTTTTAGAGCATCATCTGGTACGTGTTCTAGTTTGGCTTTTTTATCAGGCATCTCAAAATGGTTTCTCTCTATATAAAATATGGTACCCCATTATGGTACCTAATTAAAGAGGGGGGGGTAAAATGGTTTAGAGCCTAATTGTTTATGTTGATAGTTATTTATATACCCAGAAAAAAAATCGCGCCCCCTTATATGTGGGTGTACCCCCTAAGCAAAAAGCGATTTCAAAAAAATGACTTCTGATCCAATAGAGTCCCATCATTTCTACCTGGTAAAAAGCTGCATCTAGTGTTTGTAAATGTGTATATAAAAATGTTACAATGTACTTACAGACAATGCCGTCTGTAAAATGGAGAACTTAACAATGAGTGAAATAAAAAAAGTAATTGAAGATAATATAACTGTTTATCATGTTGAAGATGACGGAGTTATTCAAGAATTTATAACTTATAAAGAAGCAAAAGAATTTGTTTCATATACACAAAATCCAAAGTCTTATATTGATAATTGGAATAAAGCCAATGATCTTAAAGCATGGCAACACGGAACTTTAGTTAATACTAATGCTATTAATAAATTATCTTTAAAAGAACTAAATAAAATAAATGACATGCTTACTAAGGCTGGGTACTAATATGGAAAATGAAACATTAGAACAAATGAGCAAACGCTTTTCTAAAGAAAGAGAAGCAGAATTTAAAGAAGCGAAAGAGAAAATACTTTTTACACTAAAAGGTGAAAATAAATATTATTACGCTTTTCAATGTTCAAAGTTTGAAAAGAATATTATTGAATATGGCTACAGTTCTTATGCTACAAAATCAAGCGTAGCTAAAGAAGGGTTATTGTTTGATAAATATAAAATTACTTTAAGCCATCCTTATGGCTATGATCTAAAAAGGTTTAACAGTAAAGAAGAGATGCTGGGTTTTGTTATTGGCTATAATGAGTGCATGAGCTTTATGAAATACCATTACAACTTATCAGAAGAGGTCATGGTATGAACAACTTAAAAATTGGTACTATCAATGGAGTAATGGCTGCACTAGTGGCCATCATTCCTACCTGGATAATATCCAGCTCATTTAATGGGAGTATCTTAGGCGTTGGATCTACTTTTATATGTGGAGCTGTCTTCGGGATATGCACCTTAATATTTTTAAAGGGAGATCATTAACTTTACAAATAAACCTGGAGCACTTATCATTCGCATATCTATAAATCTATAGATGTATAAGTTCTCCAAAACTTAGATACATTAAAAGGGACTTTCGAGTCCCTTTTTTTATGCGTTGGGTTTTATCTATGCCAAAGAACGCAAATCATTTTAGAACGCAGAAGGTCGCAAAAGTTATAGCTCATAACTACGCTACAGGTCGCAAAAATTTTCCGAATGTGGCTGCAAGAGGGGGGAGTTGAGAATAATCAAGACTTATCTAAGCTTTTTTTTATCCCTAATTATCTTCACTAATGTGTGAATGAATGTGGATAATTCTGTATATAGAGAGTATAATTAGTGTTCATTATAAATAAAAAGGAGAACTTATAAAATGAATAGAATACAACTAGAAGTAATAGCTACTTTTGATAGCTTTCCACAAGATATGTTTACTACACATCTTGCAGATAGGCACTTACAAAGTGAGAAAACAATTATTAAATACATACAAAAACAATTAGATTATCCAAAAGATGATTTAGTTAAATTGTCTTTATGTTGGAACTGTAAAGAAGAAGATGTTTTGAAATACAAAACTATTTCAGACAGTATTTACAACAACAATGGCAAGTATTATTTTAATTCATGGGCAAAGGAGCAAGACTAATGAGTAACTGTAACTTATGTAACAAAGAAGTAGATGAAAGAGAAACCCAAGAACAATGTGGTTTATCTCTTTGTTTATCTTGTGATGGAAAATATACAGA